ACACGCAGGTGGGGCCTATCTGGTGGCAGGGCAATCAGTACGATCCGTGGGCCATCAAGGCCGATGGGTTCGAACAGGTGGGGGAAGGGCAACAGCCCACGCCGACCCTGTCTGTTGGCAATATTGGGCAGGATGCTGATGGCAATCCCATCGCAGGCGTGATCTCGGCACTTTGTATCGCCTTGGATGATCTAGTGGGGGCGCGCGTTGTTGTGCGCCGCACGCTGGGCAAGTATCTCGATGCGCGCAATTTCGAGGGCGGTAACCCGACAGCGTCACCGGATGAAGAGTTGCCTCCGGAAATTTGGATCATTCAGCAGAAGACGGTCGAGACCGCCGAGTATGTCGAGTTCGAACTGTCCAGTGCGCTGGACTTCAACGGGCAGATGCTGCCAGGCCGACAGATCATCGCGGGCGTGTGCGGTTGGCTGACGAAAGGCGGCTATCGCGGCACGTACTGTGGCTACACCGGGTCGCGGATGTTCGACATCAACGGAAACCCGGTTTCCGATCCGGCGCTGGATCGATGTTCGGGCCTGCTTTCCGACTGCAAGAAGCGGTTCGGCGAATACGAAGTAATCAACTTCGGCGGGTTCCCGTCAGCGGACCGCATCAGGGGATAAACATGCGCAAGAAGACTATGGCCGCCATCCGGGCACACGCGATGGCGGCGTACCCGCGCGAGTGCTGCGGGCTGGTGGTGGTGCGCGACCGCCGCGAAACCTACCGGCCGTGCCGCAATCTCGCCGAGGGAACGGATCATTTCATCCTTGATCCGGAGGATTACGCGGCAGCGGAAGAGGCGGGGCGGATCACGGCCGTCATCCATTCGCACCCTGACGTGCCGGCAACACCCAGCGAAGCCGACCGCGTTGCTTGCGAGGCGTCGGGCCTGCCGTGGTTCATTGTCGCGGTGTCGAAGGATGACGCCGGGGCAGTGGTGGCCGGCGAGTGTGTTAGCTTCGCGCCGGAGGGCTACGCCGCGCCGTTGCTGGGCCGTCCATTCGCACATGGCGTGCTGGACTGCTACAGCCTGGTGCGCGACTGGTACGCGCGAGAGCGCGGCATCACATTGAGGGATTTCCACCGCGATGACGGGTGGTGGGAAGCGGGTAAGAGTGACGATCTGTACATGGACCACTACGCCGAGGCGGGATTCCGGCCGCTGGCCAGCAGCGAGCAGATGGCGCCCGGTGACGTGGTGCTGATGCAGATCCGATCCGACAGGGCGAATCACTCCGGCGTGTTCATCGGCGCGCAGCCGTTGATCGAGGCGCCCGAGCTTTTCCCGGTGCCGGACGCGATGCTCCATCACCTGTATGGGCGTGATTCGGAGCGGGTGGTGTATGGAGGCTACTGGCGCGAGGCCACGCGGCTGGTGTTGCGATATGAGGGGAAGACGTGAACGAAAAGGTGCGAGAGGTTCGCCTGTACGGGCGACTAGGTGCGCGCTTTGGGCGCATCCATATGCTGGCGGTCAGCAGTACAGCGGAGGCCATACGCGCGCTCTGTGTGCTAATTCCCGGTTTTGAACGGGCGCTGGCGGATAGCGATGCACATGGCGTGCGGTATGCCTGCTTCATTGGCAAGCGAAATATCGGTGAGGAGGAAATGCGCCAGCCGGTGGGAGGCGACAGTATTCGCATTGCTCCAATCCTTGCTGGCGCGAAGCAAGCGGGCTTGTTTCAGACGTTGCTGGGTGCCGCAATGCTAGTGGTCGGCGCTATCACTTGGCAGCCTTGGTTGATGCAGATGGGTGCGGCTATCGCGCTCGGCGGCGTGATTCAGCTTCTTTCACCCCAACAACTTGGGCTGAGTTCTCAGGATAGCCCCGAAAACGGGGCTTCTTACAACTTCAACGGCGCTGTCAACACGAGCGCGCAGGGGAATCCGGTCCCGTTGCTGTATGGCCGCATGATCGTTGGAAGCGCCGTGATATCGGCAGGGATATTCGCGGAGGATCAGGTATGACGCTGCAACACTATCGAGCCAACAGGGCGCCTTCGGGCGCCCTTGTTGTTTCTGGAGCGGGGCGCGGGCGAAATCTCCCGGTAGTCGGCTTCGGGGGCGGCAAAAGCGGGGGAGGGGGGCGCAGTCCACGAGAGTCGCCGGACAGTCTCCATAGCACCGCATATGCCCGCATCATTGACCTGATCACCGAAGGCGAGGCTTATGGCCCTACGCACGGCGCGAGTGGCGCGGGGCGGGACACGTACCTGGACGGGACGCCAGTCGCAAACGAAGATGGCACGCTGAACGTTCAGAACGTCGCTATCGACTTTCGCACGGGTACGCAGACCCAAGACCCTCTGCCCGGATTTCCAGCCTCCGAAATCACAACCGCCGTGAACGTTGAGCTGACGCTAACCACGCCGTGGGTACGCGCGTTCACAAATACGCAGTTGTCCGCGATTCGGTTGACCCTGGCAGTGAACGGACTGTCGCAGGCCAATACCTCCAACGGGGATATCACCGGCTATCGCGTGGACTACCGCGTCGAGCTCAGTACTGATGGCGGCGCTTACCAGACGGCACTTACTACTGCCTTCGATGGAAAGACGACGCAACGATACGCTCGCTCACACCGCATTGACTTGCCCGCGGCCCGTTCAGGGTGGTCGATTCGTGTTGTACGTCTGACGGCGAACGCATCAAGCAGCACGATCAATGACCGCACTTTTGTCGACGCTTACACGGAAGTGGTCGATGCCAAGCTGCGCTATCCCATGTCTGCGGTGGTTGGCATCAAAGTCGACGCCTCGCAGTTCCAGAATATTCCCACGCGTGCCTACGATTGGAAGGGGCGCATTATCCGAGTGCCGTCGAACTATGACGCGGACACCCGGGCGTACACCGGGACGTGGGACGGAACGTTCAAATTGTCGTGGACGGATAACCCCGCCTGGATCTTCTTCGACCTCGTAAGCAACGATCGTTACGGCTTGGGCGAACGCATCCCGGCGGGCTGGTTGGACAAGTGGGGGCTGTACCAAATCGGCCGCTATTGCGACGAGTTGGTGCCAGACGGATTCGGCGGGCAAGAGCCGCGATTCACGTGTAGCGCATATTTGCAGACGGCTGCCGACGCCTATCGGGTCTTGCAAGACCTTGCATCCTCGTTCCGGGGCATGGCCTATTGGGCCAGTGGTTCGGTTTTCGCGGTCGCAGACATGCCCGGCGACCCGGTGTACACGTTCACGTCGGCGAACGTCATCGACGGGCGATTTACGTATGCCGGATCTGCGCTTAACACCCGGTACACCGTGGCGCTGGTGTCGTGGAATGACCTGTCCGATATGGGACGCCAGAAGGTTGAGTATGTAGAGGACCGTCAGGCACTCGCACGATATGGCTTGAAGCAAGTGGAGGTCAGCGCGTTCGGATGCACATCACGTGCGCAAGCCAATCGCGTAGGAAAGTGGATTTTGCTGACCTCGCGGATGGAAACGCGCTCAGTGTCGTTCGCGGTCGGCTTAGATGCATGTCGGGTCCGACCTGGCAGCATCATTCGCGTGGCCGACCAGCATCTGGCCGGCCGCCGGATAGGCGGTCGTGTTCGATCGGCAACCGCTACGGTCGTCACGGTCGACGCGGAGCTGGGCGTGCGCCCCGGGGATCGATTAACGGTGAATCTGCCCAGTGGCGTGTCGCAAACCCGGATCATTAGTTCTGCGGTTGGGCAGGGGCTGACGGCTGATATGACGACCTTTACCGTGGACTCTACTGAGTTGACGGCCGATATGGTCGGTCTGCCAGGCACTGTCCTTAACCTGACAGTGACCGCCCCATTCACGGAAGTGCCGGAAGCTGAATGCGTATGGACTCTGGAATCCGAAACACTTTCGGCGCAGCGCTTCCGCGTTCTTAGCGTCAAGCGCAAAGACGGGGTCGTTGCCGAAATTTCGGCTATCCAGCATGAGCCGGGGAAATTCGATAACGTGGACCTGGGGACGCGGCTTGATCCGGCTCCGATCACAGTCATTCCGCCTGGTATCCAACCGCCGCCGTCGGATGTGACGATCAGTTCCTATTCTGTGATCAGCCAGCGGTACGCCAGTCACACTGCCGTCTTCTCATGGAAGCCTGCGGCGAGCGCTGTGGCGTATGAGGTGCAGTGGCGCCGGGATAACTCGGAATGGGTCAACCTGCCCCGTACAGGGTCCACCAGCATTGAAGTGCCCAATATCTATGCCGGTGCGTTCTTGTGCCGCGTGCGGGCGCTCAATGCACTGGATATTGCCTCCATCTGGGCCTCGTCCACGCAGACGCAACTTGACGGGATCTTGGCTCCGCCGCCGATGGTCACGAGCTTGACGGCCACGGCTCTGGTGTTCGCCATCCGCTTGAAGTGGGGCCTGCCCACATCTCCGTCGATCATCGAGCGGACGGAAATCTGGTACAGCGATGCACCGGAATTTTCGACCGCCCAGAAGCTGGGTGACTACGCCTTCCCGCAGGACACGGCGACCCTGATGGGTCTGTCGGCAGGCGCGCGGCTTTACTTCTGGGCGATCCTGCGCGATCGCAATGGAGTGGCCGGGGCGCGCTACCCTGCTGGCAATGGCGTGTTGGGGCAATCCAGCGCAGACGCTACGGAAATTCTGGAGTACTTGACGGGGAAGATCACACAAACGCAGTTAGTCCAGGACATTCTGGCGCCGATTGAGAAGATCCCTGTGCTGGAAACCCGCATTTCTCAGGAGTCTATGACGCGGCAGGAGCAGAACGACGCGATGGCGCAGACCATCAGCGCCGTCAGCGCGAAGGCCGACGAAACCGCCGGCTTGGTCCAAGAAGAGTCCACGGCGCGCGCTGACGCGGACGGAGCGCTGGGAGAGCGCATTACCGCCGTCCAGGCTACAGCGAATGACGCATTTGCGGCGGTGGAGGAAACGAGCCAGGCCGTTGCCAAGACCAATGGCGACCTGGCCGCAATGTGGAATGTGCGTGCCGGCGTCACTGTTGGCGGGCGCTACTACGCCGCCTCAATTGGGCTTGGCGTAGAGAGTTCTGGTGGTGTAACGGAGTCGCAATTTCTAGTCGGTGCCGATCGGTTTGGCGTTGTCCATCCGAACGGGACTCAAGTCACTGCTCCTTTTGTCATCCAGGGCGGGCAGACCCTCATCAGTCAAGCCCTGATCGGCACTGGCTGGATCACCAACGCGATGATCGGCAACTTCATCCAGTCCGATAACTATGTCGCGGGCGTGCAGGGCTGGCGCCTGGACAAGTCCGGGACCTTTGAGATCAATGGGCCAGTCGCCGGTCAAGGGCGTTTGCGCTTGACCAACCAGCTGCTGCAAGTCTTTTACGCCAACGGGGTAGAGGCAATCCGATTGGGAGTGTGGGCATGACCGCAGGATTGATGATGTGGAACAGCGACGGCACTTTGCTGTTCGGACCCAACACGGTTATCGGCCGCACTCTTGGAGTGTTGACCACGACGACCTCCCCGGGTTCTTTGTACGTACCTGAATTTGCCTTGGGCGAGCCATTCTTTATGAGCAACGCGCCCCTTTCGGGCGGCGGCAGCAATTCGGCTGTAGCGCCCAGGGTGTATATCTCCGGGATGTATGTCGTCTGGGACTTCTGGACCGATGTGTACCCGCATAAGGCGGCGCGTGTCACTTACGGGATTCGGCTATGACGGCGGGCTTCAGGTATATCAAGCCTGGCGGGACGACGGCGCAAATCGACAACGAATATTCCAACTTGGTGTTGCGCGAAAAGAAAACCTTCGTCGTCCCGCTGGGCGCTGAGTGGTACATCGGAACTACCACCATATCAGGCTCGCAAGATTCTGTGATCGCGTTCTCTGCGGATCAATTTTGTGGGCTACTCGGGTCCAGCCAAAGCGGGCAAACGTGGACGCTCGTTTTCGCTGGCCGCGTGAATGCGCCTGCGCCCACTGTCACCATCTATTCGTTTGATGTGGCGGGTTACGGTCAGCAGTACGAATTCGCTAACGCTGCGCTCGAAATATGGAAGCCGGATAGGACCAAGGCTTTCAGCTCACGGCTCAAATACTTGCGCCCCATAGACACGCTATCCGAGGTCGTACCGCCGACGCAGCCCATGACGCCGGCGACCCGCATTTACGGCGGTTCGGTATTGCCCGCAGTGGTCATCGGCAACCTTTTCTACTCCAACTTCTACCAGCTAACGAGTCCCGGGCCGCAGCCGGATTTCATGTGGATTCAAATCTGGAGTTCGGTTCGGATGGGTTCCGGGGGCAGGCTCGATGTGGACCAGTCCACGCGGATTACCGGCCCGCATCGGTCCGGTACCTCATTTGTACCGGAACCGGATCAACCGGCGTGGACATACACAGTTTTGGACGTCAGCGGCCTATAGAGCCGCGTATCACGAACATCGTCTGAACCAGAAGTACTCGACCTGCCCGCTACAGCGGGCTTTTTTTCGTCCAAACGGGAGGCAATCATGCGCACCGTCTACAGGAGCAGTGCAACTATGGAACCAGGTACTACGGGGCTGGGAGGCCTCGCCGCCTTGAAGGTCGCAATGGCGTATGGTGTGCCGGCGGCGCTGGCGGCCATGCTTGGCCTGCTGATTATGCCGCCAAGGTCGGCGCGCGAGTTCACCGTCCGCACGATTTCGACCGTCGCATGCTCGTTCATGTTTGGGCCTGCGCTGGCCGGCGCGGTGATCGCGTGGAAGCCGGGGCTGATGGACGCCATGATCTGGCTGGCGCAGCACGGGGCGGGCAGTGATGACGCGCTGCTGGCGAAGTTCTACGTGCTGGGGCCGAGCATGCTGTTGGCAGGTCTTCCTGCGTGGTGGGTATTGGGGGCGTACATGCGCTGGATGGCAAGTATGCGCCAGAAGGGGCTGCTTGAATGGGTGGCCGAGGTCCGCGCGAAGATCTTGGGCGTGCGGCCTGGGGGGGAGGGGTGATTGTGGATCTGAAGACTGTTATGGATACCGCGATCGCGCCTGCGCTCGGGCTGCTACCGGCAAACCGAGACACCCGCGAAGCGCGCGTGATGCTTCTTGCCATTGGCTTGCAGGAAAGTCGTTTTTTGCATCGCCGACAGATCAAAGGGCCGGCCGTGGGGTTTTGGCAATTCGAGCGCGGGGGCGGCGTGCGCGGTGTGCTGGCGCATCCGTCGAGTTGGGCCGATGCGCGCGCAGTGTGCGCCATTCGGGATGTCGAGCCTACCTCGACGGGCGTGTACAACTCGCTGGCGCACGACGACATTCTGGCGGCAGCATTCGCGCGCCTGCTGTTGTGGACCGACCCCCAGCGCCTGCCTTCGCTTGGTGACGCCGACGGCGCATGGTCGCTTTATCTGCGCACTTGGCGCCCCGGCAAGCCGCATCCGGAAACCTGGCCAGCGCTGTATGCCCAGGCTCTCGCGGCAGTGGAGGACAGGAATGCAAATGTGGTTTGAACGTGTGAAGGGCTGGCTGCTGTTTGCCGGTCTCTTCATGGGCGCGCTGGTCAGCGTGTTCTACCGGGGCCGAGCCACTGGTCGGCATGTCGAGCGGCAGGAGCGCAACGAGCAGATCAATGAACAGGCGAAGAACGCTCGCCAGGAGGTACGCAATGTGGAAGATGAAGTGGCCCGTATGGACGACGATGCTGTTTCTGATCGGCTCAAGTCTGGCTGGGTGCGCGGCCCCGGGCAGGGTGGGCGTTGAGTATTGTGACCATGCACGGCCGATCTATTTCGATTCTGCCGCACAGGTTGATTCGACGCCGGCGCCGGTGCGTCGCCAGGTGCTGGAAGGGAACGAAATCTGGCACAACCTTTGCCGGCCTTAAGGTTGGAGATTTTCAATCAGAATTGCGTCAAGAGATCTTGGATGGCTTCGGCCTGTGATGCTCGGCAGTCGCCTTGGGCACCTCGCTGATGCCGCTTTCGCTCGAGCCGGTGGTCGGTGGGCGCACTCGCGTCACCCGTGCCGTAGGCGCCTAAGATCCCGTCGCGAGCGCAGTACGCGCTTTCTGGGCAGGGGGCGGGGCAGCTTTGGAATGCGCTGAGATTCGTCGAGCGCGGATTTTTGGGATCATTACTTGCGAAGCTCTGTTTTCGGCTATGTGGCCGAATAAGGTGAAGCAAATGACGACACCCCTTCCAACTACGCCTGCCCAGCCGGAAACCTACGAACCCAAGAAATCGGGCCTTCCTGACGACGAGATCGACGAGTCGTCGCCGACCACTGACGATGAGCCGGGCGAGTCGGACGAATTAGATCCGGAGGAGCCCGTGGGCACGCCGGCCTCAAATCAACCGACTCCGTAATTAAACCTGCGAGGGTGGCGCCAACATTGCCCACCCCCCATAACCTCAGGAGGAGCCCTATGGCTACCAACAAAACCGGTGACATGGTTCGAATTCATGATTTGCTGTATCAAGCGTTGGAGACCGAGATCGGGGGGATCAATGTCTACACGGCCGCTCTAACCTGTGCGACGAATCAAGACTTGGCGAAAGAGTGGCAAAGCTATCTCGACGAAACCACGACTCATCGACAGGTATTGCTTACCGTCTTTGAAGAACTGGGCCTTGACCCTGATAAGCCGGTACCGAGCCGCGAAGTGGTCAAGCATCACGGTGATTCGTTGGTTGCGGCCATTTCGTTGGCGAAGTCACAGGATGACCCTGATGCGGCTCAGGTCGCAGCCGCTGAATGTGTGGTCTTGGCGGAGACGAAGGATCATCAAAACTGGGAGCTCATTGGCCTCGTCGCGGAGAAGCTTAAAGGCAAGGAAGCGAAGATTCTAAAAAAGGCCCATGAAGCGGTGGAGAAGGATGAGGACCACCATCTCTACCATACGATGGGGTGGACACGAGAGTTATGGATTGAGGCTCTTGGGTTTCCCGCTGTGCTACCGCCTCCGGAAGAAGTCAGGAAAGTGGAGACCGCAATTGGTGCATCAAGGGCCGAGCAAGATCGGGACAAAATGCTGTAGCGCTGTTTTCTTGCCGTTTTGCCTAGAGGCTGGCCAAGCCCCATCCGTTTCGGAAGGGGCTTTTTTTGCGAGCTTGGTTTTATGCCCAGGGTCGTGTGTGGCCGAATGGCGCGGGCGGCGTTGTTGCCTCGCTACCGGAGGAGATGCAACGTAAGCACATTGAGCTCCTCGGTCGCATTAGTAACTGAGCAGAAAAGCTGGTAAGAATGTAGGCCGCGCCCGCATCGCAGGACTGACGTGTGAGAGGGCCTACGAAAGCGTGCGTGGCACGCCGTAGCTATTTCCTAAGGTGCTCTCTTACTGACTCGACGGAGACGCCGACCGCCTTCACTGCTTCCTTCAATCGCTCTTCGCTCACGCCCAGTTCTTTGGTCCAGTAGCGCAGCTCGTGGTCTTCGTTCACGTTGATCCGGGCACGGTCCTGGTGGCCTCGGTTCGTAAGATCGTCTGACATGCGAATCCTCCTTGTAAGAACGGGCGGAGCAGCAAGCAGTGTTCCTGCGTATCAATCTACGGGCCGCTTGTGGGCCACTGCCACGGCGATGCAGCCATTCGGCAGTCGGTATTTGCCATCGCCAAGCCACATGACAGTCTCGCCTGACGGGAGGGTGCAAACGTACTGGTGGACCGGCGCGCAATCAGGGCTGCGCTTTATAACTAGGCGCCTTTCTATCCTACAGGTTGACCGATCGGGCAGCTTGACGATGACATCGGACAAGCGTGAGCCGGACGCCATAAATGTCCCCTTCTAAAGCTCGCGCGTCCGCATCGGGATGGATTTTAATGGCCAGCGGCCGGCGCGTTCTCCCGTGGTACTTCATTGTTAGCACTGCCCTAACAGCTCGGCATATCCGCCATGAGGTGGAGGGCCAAGCTGGCGTCAGGCTTTGGCAAGAAAAAGCGCCCCATCGCTGGGGCGCCAGTCGGGCAGGGGCCCGCTGTAGGCATTGAAATTGCTGCACACGCGCTCGGTGCGGAAATTGAGAGGTACGACCAATGCTACGAGACGAACTACTTGCAAAGATGATCGTTCAAACTTCCCCAGGTCTCAATTTTGACGACTGGGCTGATGTACTGACAGAGTTCGCAACCTGTGTCGTCGAAGTCAGCCCGAAATTGAGCCGGGAAGAGTGCGAACGGCTGATTGCTGTCGGGGCTTCGTTTTATCGAACGTTAGCTCGCGCCGAGGACTATCGGCGGACTTCGGTGTTGGGTGACTAAGCGGTGAGCCCGGCTCCTGACGGTAGACGGGCGGCTCCGCACCTCTTTGCGCCAGCCGGCTTCCCATGCCTCCACTTTTTCTCGCCACTCGGCAATCGAGCCACCGCAGTGGCCTGGCATCTCCGAAGTGCGTAAATAAGGACAATCCAACAGGCTAAGACCCTCTCGGGCGGCTTGCGCGCCGAGCTTCTGGATGTCATCGCGATGCATTGCCATTTCCTCCAAAAGAATGGTGATTGGAAGAGCCAGTATTGCCCAACTGGAATGACGCTCGCAATAGTGTTGCGGTATCACTTGGGAAGTGTCAGGCGGATCATTTGCCGATCCACTGCATCCACCACCCTTGGTAATAGCGCTTGCCGTCGATTTCTTCGAAGCCGCAGACCATCATTCCGCGGTCGGATGCGAAGGTCAGCAGCTCTGGCTGCAATAGGTCTGGAATAGGGCTTTTCCTGGTCGCACCGAATGTGGCGAGGCTGTCCATGGTCATGACGCGCACGTACCTCTTCAAGTCATCTCGCATGATCGAGTACATGCGGACGGTGCCGGTGATGGTGGGGCCGGGATCGCGGTCAGGGCGCTTTTCGCCCAGGCAATGGGTGCGGGTGACGGTACAGAGCATCGTTTGCTGCCTGAATACTGTATAAAAACACAGTATATTGCAGCAAAAATGGGGTCACGCCATCGGCGTTGCGACGAGCTTGTCGGAGGGAATGGGGACCAGGAGGTCGCGGGTCGCTTCGACCGGCGCGGTCAGCCAGTCGTTGTAAACACCTTCCGGCAGGATGACGACCATGCGCTTTTCCTTGCCGGGCTGATGGTATAGCCGGAACAGCGGATCGTTGTCGGCATTGATGGTCAGCATGGTGTAGCTCTCTTGCCACTGGCCGGCCGCGTCCCGGTACCGATCCCAGAGACCTGCTATGCCGAGCGGCCCACCATCCGCACGTGTGAATCGGGTCGGCACCGATTTCTCAGTCTGGAGCCTGGCCTTGGTTTCCTCGCGGTGGTCAGGCTCGAATATCGAGTCCGCCGGGATGATGCAGTGCTGGGCACGGCGCCAGGCGTTGCCGAACGTGAACGACTTTGGCGCCGTTTCGCTGCGGGCGTTGAACGTCGAAAGCTTGCCTACCTTGTCCAGCGCATCGGGCTTGGTCATAGTGCTGATGAGACCCCAGCGGCCAACGACAGCTTCCCGCTCAGGCACCGCTTCGTCACCCACGTCATGCTCGACCGGTCGCCGCACGAACACGCCTTGGTAGCGCGGCCACATGTCGTACTTGCCCACGACGGCCGGCTTTTCTAGCACGGCAAATTTCTTGAGTAGTAGCTCGGCGTCCTTCAGTGTCTGGTAGTGGCTGCACATAGCTTCCTCCAGGGACGGATGAGTATAAGTAGGCCTGCGGGATTGAGGATGATCGCGTGTTGGGATATTGCTAAAGAAAAGGCCACCCGGAGGTGGCCAGCGCGCGAGCAGGAAATCTTACTGACTCAAAGGCTGCATGTGCGGAAATACCGGGTTGCCCTGTGCCACTTTGAGCGCCGCCCCGCGAACCTCGCCATTTTCTGTGATTATCCTACTGCGGATCATCGTCGGTCCTTCGATGACCAGCGGAGCCACGAAAAACTGTGTTCGAATGCCAACCAGCTTTTCTTCGAAGCCTTCCAATTCCGCAGATGACACCGAAGACTTCTGCTGTTTGAGCACTTCCTGCGGGAAGTCCATCGCCAACAGCTCCCCGCCGGCGTCTGAAGTCAGCTCAAAACGAAGTGATTGCAGTTGCTCACCGAAGGGAGTCGCAATTTCCACCGAGACGGCAAACTTTGGCAACGAGAAAGGGAACGTCTGTGCGAGCAACGTGCCGTTAAAAATTCCGATATGGGAAGTCTGTCCGGTCAGTTCCAAACGGACGTCTTCGCAGTAGACGACGGTCAGCTTGCGAGTGGAGTCACGCATTTTTTGCCACTTTCAACGTAGTTTCTAATGCGCCGGCCACGATCGGAATTGGTGCACCCAACGCTTCCGCCAGTTTTTGCAAAGTGGTGAATGTGGGGTTGTCTTTGCCAGACTCGAGCCGAGCGATTTGCGGCTGCTTGACGCCCATAGCTTCGGCAAGCTTTCGCTGAGACATACCCGCCTGTAACCGGAGCACGGCCAGTGTTGGAGACTCCACATGTTCTGGGTACAGCAAATTGGCAATCGAACGCGTTGCCTCGGCCACCGCTTCAGCACCAGCTTCTGCCTCGATAGGACCGAATACGTCGTCTACCGAGAACTCGGTTTGGATGGCAGGCTGTGCAATGTCGACCGCAGGCACCTCAATTAGGCGATGGCCAACGTAAATCCATTGTTTTTGCGATGACAGGATTGTCTGCACGTCACCGTGCGGAGCCGCGAACCCCATCGTAGGCGCGCAGCATACGAACGGCAGCAGGACTCGTAAGATCGTCATAGTCGAACTCAGTGTTGTCGTTGAGTTTCTTGAAGATGACGGCTAGAACGTGAGCTTGTTCTGGATTGCCGTCATGCATGCAGTAAAAGACGCGGAAGAGTTTCTCATTCCGCTCAAGGTCGAGGTCTTTCAGTCTCCAAAGACCTTGCCCCTTCGCTTGAGCTTTTCGCCATTTGAGTACGTTGAACCTGTCTTGTGCGTTCCGAAACTCGCCATAGCCGTCTTCCCAAATTTTCTCGAACTTGGCCGGGTCTGCTTCCAATTGGCGAAACAGTTGACCAAGTTGAAGCATCTCCACTGAATGATCGAAGCGGAGGAGCTGGATGTCCTCACGCGCGTCACTGTGAAAGATGAATTTCCCCATATTATATATTAAAAGTTATCAAAATGGGAGTGGGGCGCTGAGGCGCTTGCTAGGTCGAGGATCATACCCCAATTGTTACAGGAATGCGAGGCTGCTGCCCCTGTGAAGACGGGCGAAGGAGCTGGTCCCTTTCGGCGAAGTCCCGCAATGCTGACCGAAAAGCTCACCGACGATGCAGCCCAGAACTGCCGCAAAAAAAGGCCAACTTTTAGGATTGGCCTTTTCTAAGTGCTTGAACACAGTGAATTATTTGGTGGAGCGGGGGTGAACCCCGCCCCATCTTCCCAGCCTTTAACTAACGCAGCGTAAGTTTCAGCGTAAGTTTTCTGCCGCGAGAGAATTTCTAGCTATGTACGGTCCCTATGCATCATGGGGGTGTGGCCCGCGTGGGCCTCGGCGGCGGTGGGTTGTGTTGCTGAATTCATGCCCGTGATTGTATCGGGGCGGGCGCGCGCGTGCGGTGGCGGGCAGGATGGTTTTGGCGCTTGTTTGTCGTAAACGGGGGCGGGTTGATGATTGCGTGGCGGCTAGCTGGACAAGTTCTCGATCGCGCCCCGTCCGGCGCTACGGATTTGCGGCGCCCGACCGCCAGCGGCACAATCGCACGACGCGGCCCTGTGATGGCCGTGGGAGCAGCAGATGTCGGATTTTCCTTTTCCCGACCCGGTCAACGCCCTTGAGCGCGTGACGATTTCCAGTGGGGCGCATCAGGCTGAATTCGCGCCTGGGGGCGGTGGGCGGCTGACCCGCCTGTCCACGGGGGCGCACGACTGGATTGTGCCGCTGACCGCCACGGAGTGGCCGGCCGGCAAGTGGCCGCGCGCGGGGTCCTACCCGTTGGCGCCGTATTCCAACCGCATTCGCGACGGCGTGTTCACGTTCAATGGCGCGCGCCACGTGCTGGAATCGGTGCCGGGCCGGCCGCAAGCCATCCATGGGGCGGGCCTGTTCCAGCCCTGGCAGGTGCGCAATCACACCCCGGACAGCATCGACCTGGTGCTGAGCCAGCCGGCGGGTGTGCTGGGCTGGCCCTGGCCGTTCGAGTGCGTGCAGCGCTATCGGCTGGACGCGCGCGGTTTGAGCCTGTCGCTTAGCCTGATCAACCAGGGCGACTCGCCCATGCCCTGCGGCCTGGGTATCCATCCGTACTTCACCGCCGAGCGCGTGGCGCTGAACGCGCGGCGCCTGTGGCCCGCCGATGCGGACGGGCTGCCCACGGGTAGCCGGGTCAAGCATGTGCGCGAAGTGCGCCGGTCGGCCGAGGGTTG